GACCCGGATCGTGTCGTCGACGAGGTCGATCGACGACGCCTCCGACGCCCCGAGGGTGCCGGGGTTCATAAACTTCTGCTTGGCGCGATTATAGAGCGCGTTCGCCATTGTCGATCTCCTTGAGCATTCGCCACGCGAAACCCGACGTCATCTCGTCGAGCGTGAATTGCTGGTAGGCGAGCGACGCCGCCCATTCCCGTCGCCCTTCCGGCAGATCGGGATATTCGATGCGGGCGAGGTCGAGGTTGCCCACGGGTGCCGCAGCCGCCGTCGGCTCGACAAAGACCGGGAACCCCTCGCACGCGGCCACCACAGCCGCCGTGGACGAGTGCGTCACGACGGCCCAGGCACCGCGAAGGTCGGCGGCGAGCGGGCGCAGGATGCCCTTGTGACGCTCGATGATGTGCCGGTCGGTGTGGGCGTTCAGCCGGTCGACGATCGACGCTGACCACGCTTCCATGTCGAGGCCCAGGGGTCGCCCGAAATGCGGCCCCGGATGGCAGACGACGATGTGCCCGCCGTCGGGTCGCCAAGGCCGGATCGTGACGCCCTGCGCCTCGGCCCGGTCGAACGGGGCCGCGATCATGCGCGGGGCGAGGCCGTCGATCGTGACCCGCATCGTGCTCCGCTGCGGGACGCCCGCCGACGGGTTAAAATAGCCGTTGTCGACCAGATACCAGCGCCGCCCCTCGGCGATCATCACGGGGATGTGCCGTTCGGCGAACCACCGGTGCCCCCAGAACACGCCCTCGCCTCGCGGCTCAAGGTATCCGTTGACGATGATCCCGCCGCACCCGGCCGCCATCGCGCGCATGACGATCTTCGTCTTGCGCTGGCGTTCGGGTTCGACGTAGCAGTGAACGGTCACGACCGGACGACGACCGCCATGTGGGCGACGCCGCCGTGCTTCGTCGGGTCGGCCGCGTCGAGGATCACGGCCCCGTCGATCAGGTCGACGATGTGGTTCGCGCCGTGCAGCGAAATATCGGGCATCCGGCCCTTCGCGTCGGGCTGGTAGTAGTCGTCGAACACGACGACCCGGCTGTGCTTGACGGCCTCGTAATCCGACCGGATCGCATCGACCCGGTGATCCCCGTCGAGGAACACGAGGTCGGCGACAACATTCCGTGCCGCGAGCGTTTCGCGGGTGTCGCCGACGACGAGGTTCCAGAACACGCGGCCGGGGTGCGACGCCGCGAGGCGTTCCAGACCGGTGCGCGCCGTCGCCTCGTAGGCCATGCCCTTGCCGTTGAGGGCTGCATCCTGGAACGCCTGATCGCGCGTCTCGAACACGTCGTAGCCGGTGTAGGCGACGACGTTCTGCCAGCGCAGCGCCTCGCGGATCAGGTAGACCGCCCGCCGTCCCTCGTGGACGCCGATTTCGACGATCGACGTCGGCTTGTGTTGGGCGATCAGCCCGGCGAACTGGTCATAGCGCGTCATCGCCAATATGCCTCTTTGCGTGGGGTGCGAAGGTCGGACGGCCGCGATCGGCCCTCAGCCTTGCGCGGGCCTTTGAGGTGATCCATGCGGGTGCCGAGAGGCCCGTTAACGAGCGGGTGGCCGGTGTCGGCCCCCTCGTAGGACAGGGACGCGACGTCGATTTCGCCGCGCGCCTTCCACCCCTCGATCACCTGTTGCAGCACGAAGCTGTCATGCCATTCGGCGAGGTCGAAAATGGCGTCGGTCGTGTAGCGCGACACGAGGTCCATGATGATCGCCTCGTGGCGGCGGTGCTGCGTGTTGAGCATGAAGAACCCGCATTCCGGGTACTGGCGTTTCCGGTCGAGCCACGCGATGTAAGCGCGCGGCGACCAGAGCGAGGCGAGCCAATCGACCGTCACGGGGGCGTGCGTGATGATGTCGCCGTCCATCCAGATCAGGACGTCGGCGTCGCGCATCATCGCCTGCTCGGCGTAGGCCGCGACCTTATGGGCGAACTTGACGGCATCGAACCGGAAGTCGTAGGCGCGACCGTGGCCCATGCCGCGAGCGAGCCGGTTGTGCGCGTGCCGCTCCTTGAACTCCGCGAGCCACAGCGACTTTTCCAGCGGCCATGGCTGGATGCGCGCGTCGATCGCCGGGAGGGTGAAGCCCTCGGTGTAGACGGTCAGGCGACACGTCGCGGGCCAGTGCCTCGCCCAGGTGTCGAGCATCCGCCGCCCGTAGGCCTCGAACCCGGCGGCGTTGAACGTCGTGACGCAGGAAAAGGTGGTCATCGCCCGTGCGCCGCGCGCCAGTGATCGCACTCGGCGACCCATTCGTCGGCGTGGGCGACGTTCTCCCAACCCGGCATCCACGGCCCGCCTCGGGTGTAGTGGATCACGGACTTGTGAGCGTCGGGGTCGCTGTAGCCTTCGAGCCAGTTCCAGCCGACCGGCAGTTCGCCGATTTCCTCGTCCTTGAGCCACGAGAAGCGGTGCAGATCGCGCCCCGGCAAGGTGTTGAGGTCGTGCATGGTCAGCCGGTCGTGTGCCGGATGTTCGCAGTTCCACAGGATCAGGCTCGACCAATTCTTGCGGGCGTAGGGCTGTTGAACCTGCCCATCCATCTTCTCGCCGGTCGCGTCGTCGACCCGGTGCTTGACCACCATCACGGCGTAGCGGTCGACCGGGCGGTCGAGGATCTTCGCGACGTCGGCCTTCCACAGCATGTCGCTGTCGGCGAACAATGCGAACCCCTTGCGCTCGCACAAGAACGGCACGAGGAAGCGGGCGGTCGCGAACTCCGTCGAGGCGAAAGCGTTGGACGGGCCGTCCCACAGGAGGCCGTCGGCTGTCGGCGCGAGGCGGCGCGTGTAGGCGGGGTGGCTCGTCTGCTTGATCGCGTCGACGGTGACGGGGATCGACGATCGCCGGATCAGGGACCAGCGCGAAACCTGCCACGCGAGCGCCTGTCGGCTATCCCAACCGATGAAGCACGGAAAGGGCGTCATGGAACGGCATCCGAAGGTAGGCGTCGAGTGCCGACGTGGGGTTGGCGTTGATGACGGTCACGCCCCGGTCGGCAAGCTGACGCTGGGTTGTGCGGTATCCGGCGGCCCAGGTGGGCAGATACCGCCCATTGAGGTTCGTCGCCCCGTGCCACTCGTACCGGGCGTAGTGGTGCAGGCCGTCGGTCGACCGATAGTCGAACCCGAGCAAGACGATGCGGCGCGCGCCCCGCAGATAGGCGTAGTTGAGGGCGGAATAGCCCGACGACCCGTAGACCGCGAGTTGGGCCGGGTCGTCCGACAGGCCGTCGCCGCGTCGATAGCGGAGGTATGTCGCGGTCGGGATGACATGCCCGTTCCACGCCTCGTCGGCGGCCTGGAACAGCGGGACGGGTTGATCGGTGAGCGCCTGGGTTCTGCGCCGGAACCACTTGGCGTCGATCGACACGCACGCCTCGGCGAACGGCAGATCGAACACGGCTTCCTTGACGGCGAGGACGTGGCCGATGTCGGCGAGCGAGGCGAAGTCGAACCCGACGAGCGAGGGGCCGGTGCCGACGATCAGAACGGGACGGTCGCCCCAGTCGCGGGGACCGACCGTGCCGAACAGGTCAGCGGGTGGAGGCGGCAAGGGCGGCCTCGGCGTCGGCCCGTTTCATGGGACCGGCGATCGGGACGTCGCCGCGCATGACGACGTAGCGACCGAAGCCACGGTGCAGGAGGAACGGACGGTCATCGACCGGTGCCGACGATGCGAGCGCCGTCGTGCCCGCATCGTCGTGCCGCAGCCACCCGCCCTCGTAGAGGACGCGCACCTTGCGGAGAGGGTGGCCGGTCCCGTCGAAAGGCTCGCCGATCGACAGGAGCCGTCCACCGCTGTTGAAGGACTTGCGGACGATGAGCGCCCGGGTCCGGTCGAACGGTGGACGGCGTTGAAAGGCGGGGCTTCTTGCCATTGCTTTCCCCGATCTGCCGATCGCCGCCGTCAGGCGACGATCGTATCCCAGAAGAACCCGAGGTCGGCCGAGATCAGGCGCTGGTCGAACGCCATCTCGATTTCGACCCGGTCGGCCGCGAGGTGTTCCATTCGGAACTGCTTGATGCGGTTGCCGGCCGCACCCGCGCCGAGGAACCCGGTCCACGAGAACGTGTAGCCCGCCGTGGGCACCATCAGGCCGGGGGACGACGGGGCGTAGACGAGCAGGGCGCGCTTGCCGCCGATGAAGGAATGGCGGTTGGTCGCCCCCTCGTTGGCCGTGTTCTCGATCGCGTCCATTACGAGGACTTCGTCGACCTCGAACAGCTTGGCGAGGGTTTCCTTGTTCGCCATCGCCGGGCCACCCGACGTCTGGCCGTACTTCACCCGGTCGATCACGTCGGGGTGATCCACGAGGATGTCGTAGACGGCCCGGCCCAAGACCAGTTTGTTCGGCATGAAGCCGGTGGACTGCATCACCGTCCGCTTGCCCTCGCGCACGTTGATGATCGGGTCCGAGTTGGTGTAGTCGTTCCATTGATAGACCTGATTGGTCGTCGGCGAGCCGTTCACGCCGTCCCAATCGTGGGTCCACAGACCGGCCCCGAAGAACTTGCTGACCCACAGCTTCTCGCGCTTGATGAGCGCCTTATGGGTGACGTACAGGGTCGCTTCGCGGTCGGGCGACAGGACGCTGTCGGAGTTCGACCGGACCTGATCGTCGATGTCCTTGTGGAAGGCATAGACGGGGGCGTAATAGGTCGGCGTGTTGTCGATGCGGTAGCCGCCGCCTGCGCTTTCGGTGCCGGGGGCACGAAGCGTCATCTCGTCGCGATTGAAGTCGCCGCGATCGTAGGTGTAGTAGCGGTCGGACTGCTTCGGGACCGGGACGTTCGGGAACACGCGGTCGGCGACGAAGTTCGAGGCGTTCTGCAAGAACGCGATCGAGATATTCGTCAGGGGGACGTTCACATGAACGTCAGACTGGCTCGGGAGGGTCATGGCCGTCCTTCCTTCCTATGGGTTCGATGTCAAGGATCAGGTGATGCCGTGGGGCATCAGCAGGACCGGGATCAGGTCGCCCGCCGCAGCGCCAGCCTGGAGGGCGATACCCGCCTCGAAGGCGTCGGCCGAGGTCACGGCGACGGCGCGACCCGCGCTGTCGGTCGTGACGGAGGCACCGGCGGCGACGGCCGCGCCCGCGACGACCTTCGTCACGCCCGCGACGGCGATCACGCCGACGTAGCCGAGAACCGAGGGGTCGTTCTGGAGGACGCCGATCACGCGGGCGTTGAGCACGCCGCGAAGGGCGCGCCCGTTGGCGTCAACGGAGACGAAACGGTACTGGTCGGCGCTGTAGTCGGCGGCGACCGGGAGGCTGATCGTCAGCCTGTTTTCCTCGTAGGCCACTGGCCCCTCCTGAAATGCGAAAGGGCCGCACGATGGCGGCCCCTCGGGTTTCGAGCCGCCCGGTGGCGGTCGATAGTCGGTAGTCGATCAGATCAGCGGCCGGACTTGGCGACCTTCTGCCGCTTCTCGGTGACGTAGTCGTTGTAGAGGCGCGGGTTGTCGGCGAGCGTGTCGGAGTACGCCTTCGCAAACGGCATGTTGTGGTCGGTCGCGCGCTTGCGGGCGAGGTCGTTCAACTGCTGTTCGGCAGACCCGGCGTCGCCGCCGCCCGGCGCACCCTTCTCCACCATCGCGTCGGCGAGTGCCTTGTTGCCCGCCGCGAGCATCTTCTCGATCGTCTCGCGGGTGGCCCTCGGCAAGTCGGCCAGGGCGACGAGGGCCGCGCCCTTCTCGACCGGTTCGCCGGGGAGGTAGGGCAGATCGCGCTCGGCCTTCGCGGTCGCCTCGACCTTGGCGCGCTCGGCACGTTCGGCCTTCACGATGGCGTCGGCCTCGTCGAGCCGCTTCTGCATGTCGTCCATGCGCTTCTGCACCGCTTCGGGCAGGGCGGGTTCGGCCTGCTTCTCGACGGGGGCAGCGGCCTTGATGGCGGCCAGTTCGGCGTCGCGCTTGGCGATTTCGCCCTTGAGGGTGTCGATGTCCGACAGTGCCGCGTCGAGCGCGGTCGTCAGTTCGGCCGTCGACGGGTCGCCCTTCGTCATCTTCTCAGACATGCACATTCCCTTCGTCATGCACACGGCCTTCGTCACGCAGCCAGCGCAAGGGGTAAATTCAGCCATTTCCGGTTCCTCCATTGCGGGCTTGCCGCGTTTGTAGAGCAGGACGGTCGCACCCGGATTTGCGGGCACGTCGACCAAAGACACCTCGTCGAGGACGAGGTCGGTGAGCAGGGTCGGCACGTCACACCTCCCGGCGCTTGCCGCGCCCGCCGATGGAAAATGCGGTGAGTTCGCCGGATTTGACCCGCTTCCAAACCGCGTCATCGTTGACCTTCATCGCTATCAGCCATCCGGTCTTCGTCACGTCGTTTATCCCGAGGACGCTCGCGCGCTCCTTCGTGATGACCATGCTTTCCACGACGTCTCCGATCTGCGGCCCCTCGTGCATCGCCTTGGCGGCGCGAGCGGACAGCATGAACTCGTGGGCCGCCTTCATCAGATCGGCCTCGGTGATGATGTCGCCTTGCCGATCGACGACCGACTGCCCGCCCTGGGTGGCGACCGACGCCCAACCCCACACAGTTCGCTGATCGTCGTCGACCTTGAGGACGAGGGCGTCGAGGGTGACGGCGTGGGACATGGGATCTCCAACAAAAAACCCGCCGCGTCGAGGACGGGCGGGTCGGGGGCGGTGCGAAGATGGCGACTGTCAGTCGGGCGGTGGGATCATCGTGCCCGAGAACACGCGCCCGTAGAACGACAGTCCTTCCTCCATGCGGTCGCGGGCGTGTTGGGTATTCCCACCCCCGATGAGTTCAACCGCGTCGTAGGCGTGCGTGACGAGGTCGTAAAGGGCGGCCCTGATCGCGTCCATATCGTCGGCCTCGACGATGCGCGGTTGCGAGCGCCGCACGAAGGCCGCGAGGGTCGCGGGCTGGTTGAATGCCTGCACGATGAAGTCGGGAGCGCCGCCGGTGAGGATGCGCGCCGTTGCGTTGATCGCCTCGACGTCGCCGACAGCCGCTGCCGATCGCGTCGTCTTGCCTTCCGCCGCCTGTTCGATGCGGTCGAGGACGCCCGACAGGAGGCCACGAAGGACGCCGTCGACGACCTTCGGGTCGGCGAGCGAGTTCGGCACCGAGACGCGGCGAGCGGCTTCGACGAACCCACCCGAGGAAACCTTCGCGCTTACTGTGTTGATGCTCGTCATTTCACACCTCCCGCCTGCATCATGCAGGCGGGAGTGCGATGACGTCAAGCACATGTGTCAGCCCGGCTCCGTTGTAGCGGAGAGACTTTTTCTCGTCATCGGTGAGCGTGTCGATTGGCCGGGACGCCGTCACGACGAAGCGCGTATCGGGAGGCAGGAGGACTTCCATTTCCTCGACGTTCTTGGACAGGCCTTTGGCGTTCGGGGTCGAGCCTTTGCCGACGTACAGTCCACGGACACCCGGTGCCGTGCTAATCCGCATCTGGATAGTGCCATTCCAGACCCCGAAGTCGACAGCCGTCGACACGACGCCCGGCTCCTGCACGACCTTCCCGACCATGCTGTCGAGTTCAGCGGTCGTCATGTTGTGACCGCCGAACTTTCGCGAAAGAAGGGTTCCAGGGTTCAGAACAGGAGCCTTTTCTAGCGCCTTCTGCACCGTCCTACCAGTCGCGGTCGATGATCCCATGCGGAAGGCGTTATTGATGGTCGAGTAGCCGTTCGACGTGTATTGACGGATGGCGTCTCGTTCCGCAGTCGTCAATTTCTTGATGGCGCTGGCATGTGTGCTGACGGCATTTGCGCTGCCCAGCGCTTTGTTCGTCGCTTCAAGACGGCTGCTTGTCGATCCCCACACGGCATCCGATGGCGCGATCTTGTGCTCGAACCCATTGGGGATGCCGAGGTCTGCCGGGGTCACGTTCGGCGCGTCGCCCGCGTGCAGGAAGTACCCGATTTTCTTCGCCTGCCCGACCTTTGCGACGGGTGCGTCTTTCAGTACCTGCGCCAACGTGGGCGCGCCGATCGGCCCTGTGCTGGCTGCGGCGGTCGCGGCCATCGGTGCGACGCTCGCGGCTGTCGTCGCCCCACCGGCTTTGACCGCCTGGACGAGTTCGGCGTTGATCTGGAGGGCTTTCTTGCCTTCCCAGTATTTCTGCGACGGGATCTTTGCCGCGTATCCTTGCAGCCCCGCGAGGTCGCCCTTCTCGGCAAGGTCGTGCATCGCGTCGACGTGCTTCTGCATCGACGGGAAGGACTTGAACACATACTTCGGCGGCAGGGCGGCCGGGGTCTTGGTTGCGGCGGCGACGATCGCGGCCGGGGGCGGTGCGATCTGTCCCTTCACGTTCGCGACGAGCGACGAATGATAGGCGGCGACCTTGGGCGACTGGATGCCAACGCCCGCGTTCTGCAACGCCGCGACGTCGCCCGTCATCGCGAGATCGTCGAGTTCCCTCATCTTCGCCATGTTCGCCGTGACCTGATCGGGCTTCGACGAAACGAAGGTCGGTTTCTGCGGGAACTTGGCGGCGTCGATCTGAACCGCGGGCGACGTCGATACCGCTTTCGCGTGCTGCCCGATTGCGTCCCTGCGAGCGATCAGCGTCGCCGCGAGTTTCTTCTTCGCCGCGATGTCGGTAGGCCCGTACTTGCCGACGAGGGCGATGATCGTCTCGTCGTCGACAGCCGCGACCTTCGCCGCCGATGCCGTCAGCTGGTCGGACGTCATCGACCCAAAGAGGAACGCGCCCTCCTTGTTGATGGCGGGATTGCGAAGTGCGTCCCACTCCTTGATGTCGGCCGCGAATGCCTTGGGCGACCCGAGGCCCGTGTAGCCGATCGACCCGCCGACGTCGACGCGATAGGCACCGCCAGATTTCGACCCGACCACGATATTGTCGAACTGCCCATTCGCGCCGACGGCGTCGCGGTTGGCGAGCCACGCATCGGAGGCGAAGCCCTCCTGCGCTTTCGCCTTCTGCGCGTGACTGAGCGCGTTGACCTTAATCGTGGGTTCGTCGAGCCACTTCGACGCGACGCCCAGGTTCTTCGAGCCGTACTGCCCTTCGAGGCGGATCACCTTGAGGGTGGGCACGTCGACGCCGGTCGCCTTGTAGAGCCTGTTCGCGAGGACTTCGTTCAGCGCGTGTTCGTCGGTGTCCACGGCTTTGACGAGCCACTGGTTGCCGTCCTTGTCCTTGTAGAGCGCGCCCGGTTGCGCCCCGCCCGGCTTCGCCCCGGTTTTCGTCAAGTTGGACAGCTTTAGGCCCGCGTCCATGTCGGCGTCGATCGCGGGCTTCGCCGCTGCGTGGGCCTTCCATTTGTCGAGGAAGTCGTTGGTCTGCGCCTCGTACTTGGAGGGTGCCTTCATGGAGTACGGCTTGATCGCGTTGAGGGCCGCGAGGTCGCCCGCCTTCCCGGCGGCTTCGATCGCGTTCGCCTTCCCGATCACATGCTTGGTCGACGCGGTTTTCGGCCAAGTCGCCGTAAAGTCACTCGCTGCCGCCGGGGGCTTCGATGCCGGGGCTATCGGCATCGACCGCCCTTTCGGCATGAACTGACCGGCGAGCGGGTGACCCTTCGGGTATCGCGGGTGCTTCGACGGGTCGAACATATCGTCGATCAGTTGCGTGATCTTGCTCGCGACCGGCTTCTTGATGAACTCGTCCCGGCGAGCGAGCGCCTTGACGACCGCGCGCAAGCACCGCCCGTTCGCCTTGCACGTCATCTCGACGGACCCCGAGCAATCGGCGCACGCCTTGAATGCCTCGCGACGCGCACCGAGCGGCCCCGGCACATGAACAGCCGATGCTGTCGGGTTCTTCGCGATCGTCATCGTGGGCCTCGTGGTGATAGCGTCCGGTCCCATGCAGGACGAAATGCTCGATCCCGATCGCGCCTTCGCCGACGCGATGGCCGACCTCGACAGGCGGCTCGCGTCGCTTCGGCTCATGTTCGGCGGTCGTCACGCGACGGCGATCGACGCCCTTCGCACGGTGCTGGCCCTCGTCACGGCCGCCGCGACTGACCGGGCGGCAGCACCCGATAGATGACGGTGCAGCGGCATTGGATCGTGTTCGCCGGGGCGGCGTTCGGGTCGCCGGGGAACAGGAGCGGCCCGAGTTCCGTGTCGAACGGCTGTGCGAACCCGACGCCGCGAGGGTTGCGGGTCGGGATCGTCGCGTGCGCGTGTCGGACCCGCCCGTCGGCGGTGTAGACCCATTTCCGCAGAATGCGGTCCTCGGTGACGAGGCCTTGGTCGATCTGCTGTTGCCACATGGCATGGTTGCCGACGGCGTTCGCCCGGGCGGCTTCCGTGCGGGCGATGACTTCCGACCGGTACTTGAGATACCGGGCGCGATACCGCTCGACCATGCGGTCGATCTTGTCGGCCGCGATCGGCTTCCCGGTCCGCATGGCCCGCCGCAAGGTGGCGTCGAACCGGCGATCCCGCAGCGCGCGGGTGAGGGCTTCGGCCGATCGCTCGTTCAGCAGGCGGCGGTAGTTCTGCACGGCGGCTTCCTGTCGCGGCAGGAGGCCGATCGTCTGGCGCACGTCGCGAGCGACGTCGCGCGGGTTCTCGCCCGCCGTCACGCCCGCCGTGATGACCTCCTTTACCGTCTGCCTCGTTTCGGCCGACAGGCGCTGGATCAGGTCGAAGGCGTAGCGGTTGAGGAACGCCGCCGTGCGCGGGTTCAGCACGTCGAACCGGACCTCGACCGACCCGAGGGCCGGGACGACGAGCGGGCTGACGGCAAGGGCCGTCGACTGTGCGGCGGCGATCATGCCGTTGACGATCGCGGCGCGCAGCGGGTCGAACCCACGGGCGATAAGCTGGTCGGACAGGATCGCGAGCGCCCGGTCGATCTGACCGGCGGCAAGAGCGTCGGCGAGCGCCCGCACGTCGACCGATCCCCGCAGCCGCTCGATCGCGGCCAAGAACTCGTCGCGGATGCGGGTTTCGAGGGCGGCGATCAGGGCCGCGAGGCGACGCACGTCCTCGTCCTGGCTGATCTTCTGCACGCCCGACGGGCGACCGCTGACGACCGGCATCACTCGACCCCGGCGTTGTCCGCGCCGAACGCTTCCGCTTCGCCGAAGCCCGTCACGTCGTCGGGTTGCCCTTCGGTCAGGCCGTCGTCGTCACCGGCCATCCCGTCGCCCGCGTTCGCCCCGACTTCGGACGACGTCGACTTGGCGGGCAGGCCCGCGACGTCGCGAAGGTGCGCCTCCAACTCGTCGTCGGGGAACATCTGCGCGCCAGCACCCGACAGGTCGGACAGGAACTTGCCCAGTTCGCCCAGGTCGACCGGCGACACGCGCCCCGGAACGAGCGTCGGGATCGTCGCCGGGTCCATCGAATTGTAGGCCCAGATGCGCGACAGCAGGTGCCGGTTCAGCACGGCGGCGATCTGGTTCAAAAATACCTCGATCGCGCGGAGGAACAGGTCGGTTTTGTTCTTCGACAGGGCGAACGAGCCGCGTTCCGACTGCCCGAGCAGGACGAAGTCGGCGAGGACCGTGCGGGCGATATCGGTCTGGTAGCGGGTCACGACCCGGCTCGTGTCGATCGCCCGCGACCCAGCGGTCGAGAGCAGCCGAACCGTGACGAGTGGGACCGACGACGGCGACCCGTCCGTGTTAGGGAACGTATCGCTCGGGATGACAAGGCCGCCCTGCTCGTTGAACTTCAAGTCACGGGCGATCTTCTCATAGGCCACGCGGACGGCCTGATCCTCGGGCCTCGTCGACGTGAGGTACTGCGTCGGGATCGACACGACCGGCAGGCCCGCCAGTTCGCGCTCGATGCCGACTGCCTCGACGTCCTGGATCGTCCGCAGGATGTACCAGCTTCGATAGGCGTTCCGCAGAACGGAGCGGCCTTCGGGGTTGTTCTTGCGGGTCGTCGTCCGAAACAGAAGCGCCCGGTCGATCGGGATATAGCGTTCGCCGCCGCCGTAGGGTGGCATCTGCACCAACCCCGCGATGCCGCCGTCCTCCTGCATTTCCCAACGGACGAGCGTTTCCTGTGCGCGGGGGGCCAGCTTTCGGATGCCGATCTTGCCGTCGGTGTAGCGCGACCGGCGGGTCGGATCGGTCTGATCGGGGCCGACGCGACGCTTTAGCACGATCTCGTGATAGGACCACCCGTACACGAGCATGGTCATCGCCTCGGCGATGAAGTCCTCCCAGGTGTGCGACATATCGTCGAGCAGCGACTTTGCGAACTCGGCGGCCTCGTCGGCCTCCGCGCTGTCGTCGGCCGGGTCAACGCGCCACACGACGGCCCGCGAGAGCAGTTCGACGGCGATCAAGACCGCGCCGACCGTCGCGTCATTGTCGGACATCTCGCGGTAGGTGACGGCTGCGAGCCGCCCGCGCAGCTGCGGCAGGAATTCTTCGTAGACGTAGCCGCTCGCGACTTTGAGGCCTGCGACGCCGACCTCCGAGAACCGGCCCGCGTTCGCTGTGGGGCGGCGGCGGGGCGGCGGGGTGGTTCCGGTCATCGTCAGTTCCTCACACGCTTGGCCGCGCCCTGTTGGCTCGGGAGGCCGATCGACGGGGGGGCAACGTCGCCCATCAGGTCGGTGATGGCCCACACGAGCGCGTCGAGGCGGTCAGGCGACTTCTTCGCCCCGGGCGTGTAGGTACACATCTGATCTTCGAGAATCGGGAACGCGCCGACGTGCGACACCCGGCCCTGCTCGTACAACGCCGACACGGGTTCCGCGCGAAGGTACTTGCCGCGCGTCGCCCGCACCGCCCGATAGGGGGTGGCCTTGTCGACGGTTCGCAGCACCGCTTCGACCATGTCGCCGCCCTGGTTGACCTCGCCGACGATGCGGTCGGCTGCGTGCGCCCGGTATGCGGCGACGGCGGCCTTCGCCCATTCGATCGGCGTTTCGTTGAGGGAGACGTCCGCGAGGACATAGAAGCGGTCGTCACCGCCCCGGCCGACTACGACGATGCCCGTTTCCGACGACCCGTCTTGCGACACGGCCCCCTGCGGGTCGATCGCGACGACGACGCGGGCCATGGCGGGCAGGGTCGGATAGACGATGCGGCCATCGTCGAGGACGAGGCCACGGTGCCGGGACGCTTCGATCAGTGACCGGGTCCACAGTGCGCCCGGCGTGTCGTCGAGGATTTCGGCACTGAGTTCCTGTCGCCCGAGGCGGGTGCCCTCGTACTTCGATTTGAGCCGCCGTAGGAACGACGGGGCGAGGTTGGCGGCGTTATCGTAGGTCGAGCCGCGGGTCGTCAGTGTCGTGCTGTCGGCGAGGATGTCCTTGATGAGCTTGATGGGGCGCGGCGTCGTCGTGACGACGGCTTGCGGGTTCGTCCCGAGGCGCAGCCCGAATTGCAGCATGTCCCAGGTTTCTTCCGGGTACTTCCATGCGGCGGCCTCGTCGCACCATGCGCGGTGGAACTGCGGCCCGCGCAGGCGATCGGGTTCGGTCGACGCGAAGCATCGGAAGATCGTGCCGTTGGTCAGGCGCAGTTCGCCGATCGAGCGGTTCCATGCGGCGACGTGCGATTGGGGCAGGATCGACAGGAGGCCCGACACGCCCTCAACGCAAGTGTCGCGAGCGTCGCCAAAAGTGGGCGCTACGATCGCGATACGGCTGTCTTGCTGCCATAGCCCGTAGTCCGCAACGTCCTCGCCCCCTGTGCGGGTCTTTCCCCACCCGCGTCCTGCGAGGATGAGCCACGTTGACCATGCCCGGTTAGTCGTTGTGATCTGTTCCGGCCGCGCCGTCGTCAGCCATTTCAGCCGCGACGTCACCTTGTCCTGTGAGTTCGGCCGCAAGGCGTTCCAGAAGTCCGCGCGCTTCAGCTTCTGCACTGTGTTCAATGCGGATGGGTTTGCCGTCCTCACCGATAAGCTCCATCTGCGCCGTTTCTTTCCAGCGGGCGCGAGTTTTGAGCCAGAAGATTTGGGCGGTGACGTTGCCGTTGATGCCGGTTGCGAACAGGGCGGCGGCCATCGCGCCGTTCGCACGGGCAAGGCCTATTTCGAGTTCGTCGCGGTAGAACTTCCGCAAGGTGTTCTCGTGGATCCCCATTGCGCGAGCGATGATCGGGTGCTGGATGCCAGCGGCGGCGAACATCTGGACCTGCGACCGTGTCTTGTCGGTCGGTAGGTGCGGCGGGCGTCCTCGCGGGCGCTTCATTTGATACTCCACAATTATGCGGCACCGTCCGATATCTCCGGTTGCACGGGCGGCGGATGCTATCTGATAACACGGGTGTAGCAACCCAAGCGGCCATGAAGCCGCGCAACGCGAGGCGCATACGATGACGACGATTTCCCGGGCTTATCCTTCGGCCGCCGCCCAGGCCATTCACCCTGGCGTGACGGTTCGTGCTTATGCGACGCGCACTGGCGCGGCGAAGGCGGTTCGCAATTTCTTCGAGAAGAACTACGACGTGATGGCCGGGCGCGCGACTTTCCGCATTGACGACATGCGCGGCAAGTTCGTGCCCCACTTCATCGTGTGCGGCCCGGTAGATGGCCGCTCCGCCGTCGCGGAGGCTGTGTTCATCGCCGGGTTCGCGGTCGAGTTGCCGGTTGTCGATGCCGACGACGAGGTGTCGCTTGTCGACGTCGCCGAGCAGCACGAGCGCGACACGTTCGTTCCGGCCGACGTCGCTCCCGAGGCCGACGAGGACACGAGCGAGGGCGTTGCCCCGGCCCCGGTCGACCTGACGAACGTCGTCCCGATGGCGGCGCACCCCGACGAGTGCACGCTGACGGACGCCAACGTCGACGCGGCGATTGCGGCGCTCCCGGTTGTCGCGACGGCGACGGCGGGTCGCAAGAAGAAGGCGGGGCCGACCGGCAAGAACGCCCTTCTCGCGGAACTCGCCCTGCGCCCCGAGGGGGCCACGGGCAAGGAACTCGACGCGGCGACCGGCTGGTCGCAGGGCGGCTACACGGCCGACTTTAAGGCGATGGCGACCCGGTTCGGGTACGGGTTCCGCACGGAGAAGTGCAACGCGCAGGGCACGGGCCGGATGCAGGCCGTCTACTTCCTGACGGCTCCTGCCGACGACCCGGCGGCGTAACCACCCGATCGTGATGCAACCGACCCCCGCCCATCGTGGCGGGGGTTTTCCCGTTGCGCGATCGACGCGCCGACGTGTCATGGAGGACACCATGCAGTTCGACATGCTCGCCGGGTTGACCCCGGCGCAGGACCCGATTGTGAATTGCCACGGCGTGATCGTCGAAGATCACGACGAGAACCCGTCGATTGAGCGGCTGCGCGTCGGCAAGTGGCCCATGCCGCACATGGCATGGGGCGCTGAAATCCGGGTCGTCCGCACGCCCGCCGGGTGGGTGTCGGCCGGGTGCTGTTTCGTGGGGGCGAGCGGCTACTTGTCGCCGCTGCGGGTCCGCGACGTACACCCGACCCGTGAGGACGCCATCGCGCACGAGGCCCGATACATCGCCCGCCTCGTGGGGTCGCCGACGGCCTTCCCGATGGGCGACGACCGCGCCCAACAGTACCGGGCGATCCTCGAATGGGTCGAGGCGTTCATCCCGGCCAGCGAGCGAGCAGTTCGCGCATGACGAGCGCGTTCTGTTCCGGCGTCTTGGGGTCGGTGCCGATCACGGTGACGGCGACCTCGCAGTACCGGGCATAGTCGGCGAGGGTGAGGGCCGCTTCGATCGTGACGCCGTCGGCGTCGTCATCGTCGCCGCCTTCACCTTCGCCCGTGCCGGTGTCGGTCTGCCCCGCCGACGCCCAATCGAACCCTGCGAGCGCGATGTAGTCGTCGATCTGGCCCTGCGTGTACGGCAGGGCTTTGCCGAGGTCGGCCATTCCGAGATCGCCTGCGAGGCTGGCGAGCAGTTCGCCCAGCTTGACAGGCACGGCGCGACCGCGCGTTTCGTTGAGGATGATGGTCAGCTTCTTCGCCCAGGCGTCCGACAGGTCGAGGACGACGCACGGGACGCGACGGTTGGCGACCATCGTTCGCAGCGACGACGACGCGCCAGACGGAAGCCCCTCGGCGACCAGCTTGTCGACCACCCGCTTGCGATGCGCGCCGTCGATGATCTGCCACCGGGCGGGATCGGCAGGGTTCCGGCGAACGGTGATCGGGTCGACGAACCCGTAGAGCAAGACGCTTTCGGTTTCCGCGTCGAACGTGC